TATACTATAATGTTCTCGTTTATGAGTTGTAAGAAATCTTTATCGTTGGATACAATATATACCTTGGAACCATGTTTTTCGGATAAATGTTTACTATAGTGGGCTATTATGTCATCGGCCTCTACCTTATCTATTGCTACTGTTTTAACCGGCAAACATTCTAAGTAATGTATTAGTCTACGTATTTGGTCTGATTTTGCTTCATTCTCATCATCTAAATGTTGGAACATATCCCAATTAGTAATACGGAAATTTCTTCCGGACTTGTATTCGGGGTGTAGGTTCTTCCTGTTAGTAGAAGAACCCATACCGTCGAATATAACATACATTGATGTTGGTTGAATTTGATTAATAAGCGTACCCAATGACCTCAAAAACCCACCCAATCCACCTATGTGGGAACCAGAATCATTCATCATGTTTATCATGGCAAAGTTCCTGAAGAACAAATTCAGTCCATCTATTAGGAGAACTCTATCGTGTACCTTATCCTCATTAATTTCATGCTCGGATAGGTTATTGAGCATATTAAGTAAATCTTTCTTCATATATTAATCTTCTTCTTCGTCAAATGAACCATTAAATACATCTAAACTCTCATTCCATTGTGAGTTATCTTCTTGGATATCGTAATTACCTTTACCCAAAATATCTACCCACTCATGTGAATGTTGTTCCTTATACTTCTTAATCACGTTTGGATCATCTTTAATGAAACCATGAACTGTAGATACAATAGTACCTTTTGTAGTAATTCCATTAACGTGATTCTTGTCACACGCTACTCTAGTACGTAAGGCAAATTCTACTTTTTTCTTGTCTTTCATCGCCTCAATCTTAGATGTACCGGCATTAGTAATATTACCAAATGTAAGACATAATGATGCGTCATAGTACATAGTATCACCACCTTTATTAGTCATACGAACTTGTTCCATTGGTGTTTTAGGACGAGTATTACCTGTCTTATTCACAATTAGTAATGTGTTAGTATACGGTACTGATTCCTTACGTGACATTACTAGTTGTTGGTTTACAAAATTACCAAACTGATTAGCAATAGCACCTGCGTTCCACATCGCGTCATTCTTACCATGATCTAAACTTAATTGGCATGGTATAGAACCGATTGAATCCCATATAAACAAAAGATCGTGTGGTAAATTACCTTTCTTTTGCTCATCTAACAAATCAATTATAAACGCTGCTATGTCCTCAATTGCATGTAATGTTGTACGATCTCGGTAAATAAAGAAACCATCATGGTCTACAATCTCACCATCCTCATTTGCGATGTCGTTCATTACAAAACCCATTGTTTTCCAGTGGTTCCAATCATGTTTCATTTCCGTAATAATAAGTACAGGCAATACACCCATCTTTTGAGAATTTACTGCGGCTTCAATTACTGTAGTTGATTTACCTGTATTACTTCTACCACGAACTGTAATAATATGACCCATTGGTATTCCTGGAATAGACAATGCTTCTTGCAATGCGGGTGAAAATGGTATCCAACGTTGATCTTTAAATTTCACATTAGACGCTAGTCCCTTTTTTTCCTTGAACTTATTCAAGTCAAACTTTGATTTAAGTTCGGATGATACAGCCTCCGTTAGTGAGGCTGTGTTTTTTGCTTTTGCCATATAACTTTATTTTGTTTTATTTGTCTTCTCCTTCCTCGTCTTCACCGAATAACTCGTCAAATTTATCTGCCTTACTTGTTGTTTTAGCTGGTGTCTTTAGAGCATAATTTGATGGTGATTTGTCTTCCTTACTCCATGGTAAATCGTTTGCTGGTTCTTCTGCAGTCGTTGCTTCTTCAACTGCTTCTTCTGGATTTAGCCATTCTTGAAGTGCTTGCTTCATTTCATCGTACGAATGTTTCTTAAACGTCTCCATCGGATTAGGTTGAAGATCCATTAACGACTTAACTAAATTCTTGTCTTCAGCTAATGGTGTTTGTTTAGTACGAGGCATAATAGTTGTCTTGTTATATGACGTACCAGTTACTTCAGGCCCTACTGTAGTAAGTGTAATGTCTCTACCTTCTGCAATATCAGTAAAGTCACCAACATCTTCATTGTCAGCTAAGTTAAGAAAATCCATATATGTTTCTTTACCAAACTGCCATAGTTTCACTCCTTCATTTTCTTGACCACGTACAATTACTGGAGCAAAGATACGTAATTTTGGGTCTAATTTTTTAGCTAAACGCCAGTTGTCTTTGTCGTTTGTTTTACGCAACTTCTTAGCAAATTCAACGATTGGGTCTTTCTCTCCCCAATTCGTGGGTGAAATCATTACTTTATTTCCAATACCATAATGGATATACAATTCGGTAAACGGTGTTGATTTGTTGAACTTGTTTGGTACAACACGAATCATCTGTTTCCCGATTGCTGGTTTGAAATAAATGTTTTTCTTTTCCCCGCCACTTCCTTGTTTTGACTGCATGGCACTCAGTCTTGATTTGATTTCTGTTAAATCCATAACTAAATATATTTTGTTTATATAATAATATAATTTATTTTCTTAATAAAGCCAAACTTTATTTCCAAAGCCCAAAAAAGCCTTCTTAACGAAGGCATTTGGTTGTATGTCTGTTGTTTTATCTTTCGTTTAATTGTGCGTAGTTTAACATTATTTCATATCCGTCTTTATTTCTTTTAGCTTTTACCACATATCCATTATCGGATAAAACAGTGTAACGGGAACCCATGTAAGGAAACTCATCGCCTTTTTTAAATTTAGTTTTGGGTTGGGTTTCATCAGCCTCGTCTATTATCTTACTAATTTCTTCTTTAATAATTTGTCGTAATTCTTGTTTGTTCATGTTTTTGCTATTTTATATAAATATACTACAGTTCAACTATCTTGTATATTTTTGTATTTAGTTGTTTAAATTCACCATGATTAGTTAACAATATTGAGTTACGATAGTGTTGCCACTCGATTGGAAAACGTGAGTCTACAACACCACCATTTAATTTCTTAATGAGTTCATTCAACGCATTAATTGTGTATAATGTGTTGGATTCTTTTTTCCTATGTACCAATATTGTATTTTCTGGAATGTTATTTACATTACCTTGTTCCACATTGTATGTTATTGTATATTCGTCTGTACTCTTAATATGTAGTACAAACATCTTGTTGTACATCACATTATAGGCATTCTTAATACCCTCAATCATTCCCTCAATTTCATCCAGGTTAGTGAATGTGCAAAACAGTCTATTGTTCAATGTATCAATGTTTAAATCAAAATCATATTTGTTATTCGCATTATACATATTGTGCTGTTTATTCAAAGTCATAGTTTGTTCCATAGCTGTGTTTAGTTCCTAATTTATGTTTCTTAAATATATCGTTTATATCTTCTAATACTTGTTCTTCATCTGTATCTAGATCTATGAGAAATGCGTCATATGTGTACAATACAATCTTAGTATTCTTACCCTTTAGCACCTTTACCATATCCTTTATTATACGACCATTATTTAACGTCTCCAACAATTGGAGTGTGTAATTAAATAATTTTTGTGGGTTCATGTCTGTTAATTCACTCTTGTGAAATTGCCTATCCATAACATTAATGTAACCAACATCATTGAATTGGTTCCACATCTTGTCTATGTGTTTTTGTACCAGTTTAAAGAACTCCCATTCTCTATATTCTTTCTGTATCCCACCATATAACTGCCTAAACATCAATAATTTAGCGTCACTTACATCAATACCAGCGTATGCCGCAAAATCAACATACGGCGTTTTATTGAACCTGTAATCAACTAATACCGCTGCTAAATTCGGGTGATATGCTGAAATATCTATCTCAACGAATTTGTCGTTCTCGGGTATAAATGCCTTACGGCAACCGTTTTCTTTATTTAGAGCCGCGAAATTAATACCGTTAAAAGAATTAGATGGTCTTCCTGTGGTTGTGTGTAAATTATATTGGGTATATATTTTACCATCTTTAATATTAAATTCTTCATATGTTGGATTAAAATATTGTTTAAATAATGTGGGTTCAATCTTAATACCGTTTTTCTCAATATAAAACATAGAATATACCAATGTATCGTCTTGTTGTACTATTGGTATATTAATTTGTTTAAATATATATTCACATTTCTCGTAATGTTTAACTACTGGTATAATGCGGTTTATATCTTGTTTCGTTGGGTATTTACGGTAAAAATGATCGTGTACAGGTTGTATATACGTATGGGAGAGAGGGGGTGGGGCATTGCATGCCTGCTTAAGTTGAAAGTAATACAAGAACGTTTTCTTATCCCTAACATATATTGTGTCAATGTTTTTAAGGACTTGATTTATATGTTTGATGTTTATGGGTAGTGTTTCACTGTGGTCTACACTTAATATATAACCTTTTTCTCCATCCTCATCCAATGGTTTAATGTAAACTAGAGACACTTGATTTAATATGGGATGAATGTTATCGTTGTAGGGTATAACCTCTACAAACACACGTTTGTACCCCATATTGTAGAATGTTTTAAGTTGGTCTATTGTTTCAACTAGATAGAATGCCATAACCTTTATTGTATAACATAAATATAAGATGGCTCCTTGCGGGAGCCAAACTTACTTTATATATTTTATGTTTTTAGTAACTAAATCCTTCTCCTTCAATTTTTACACCAGGGCCGTATTCTTCTTTAACCGCGTTTCTAATATCTTTAAGGAATTTTTTTCTTCCTTCATCAGTGATATCTTCATTTTCTAACCAACCCGGAAATTCAGTATCCATGTAATCACCAAAACCGTCACCATCCATAAATATTTCAAATGTTCTGGTTGATGGATTGTATTCACCAAATTCATTAATATCCCAATCCCATACTCCACTTGGATATTTTTCATTTAAATTTGACTTTTTCGTAGATTTAAACTTTTCTTCACCATTGGCTTCATCTAAATACGATTCAGTAATAATGCCTGCTAATTGCTGCATGCGTTTAAATTCTTCGTTTAGTGGTTGTTTTGTCATTGTTTGTTTGTTTAATATAAATATATGTTATTTTATTAATCGTCGATTTCTAATCCCTCATCTTCAATTGCTTTTTTAGCTTTACGTAATTCTGCTTCATTATCAGTTTTAACTATCATTTCTTCCGGTTGGTTTATTTTTACTTTTGCTTTTACTTTTGCTTTATTTAATACCCTTTTGATGTAATCAAGGTCATCATAACTTGTATTGTAACTAAAAGTAAAAGAATATTTTTTTTCTTCATTAATTACATTTTGGATTTCTTCTCTGATGAGTTGTCGTAATTCAAATTTTTTCATTGTTTTATTGTTTTATTGTTTATTTTGTAATCATTATATTTGACAAATCTCGAATAGATGCAGTAACTTTACCTTCTTGATTTTCAACTGTTATTTTTGCATTAGAAAGATCAACCTTTGTGACAGTACCTGTTAGTGTTGATGAACCTTGTGATCCAGATCCTTGACCACTATTCCAGTTATATTCAGCTTTAATAGTTTCACCTACAACTGGTATACGTTTACTTTCATTTTTAGTTACATTATATATATCACCTTCATCAGTTAATGGAAATACTACCTCAACTTGTATATTTTTTGAACCTAATACTTTAATAACTTTACCGATATAAGTACCTGTAGCTATTCGCATACCTCGTTCATTTTCTGATCCTATCCATTGTACGTAGTCATTAACTTTAATCTCTGCAGGAGATCCTGCCTTTGTACCTTTGCTAACTAAAGTTGCTTCATTTACTACTTTACAAATTTCTTCTCTGATGAGTTGTCGTAATTCAAATTTTCTCATTGTTTGTTTATTTGATATAAATATATGTAGAATGAAGCGAAGCGCCAAATCTTATACAAAATATTTTAAGTAATTATTTTAAAGGACCTAATGATTGACTTTTTGGCGGATAACCATTTATTGCTAATCTGGTTAATATCTCCACCATAGTCAATAATTTTTCGTCTTCATATCTAAGAGAATATCTATCAGAAAACACAGAATTTACATACCCCTCAATAAAAGCAATTACAATTTTATCTTTACTCAATTTGCTAAGCGGATAACCTTGATTATATAATTTGTCAGCAATATCTTTTATGTAAACTGCTTCTGGGCTAGTTTCATCAATTTTTTCACGTGAATTAGGTCCTATACCAAAACCTACCTTAGATGATGCTTGAGGTGTAATAGCTTCATTTAAATGTTGATTAGTAAGCGTATTACTAATTTCTTCTCTGATGAGTTGTCGTAATTCGAATTTTTTCATACTTTGTTTATAAATATATGGAAGAAAAGGCAAAGCGCCAAATCTTACACAAAATATTTTAAGTAGTCATTTTTAAGATAGTCATTTAAACGAGGTAATTTAAGTTGTTTCATGGTTAACTCAATAATATTTTTGTTAGTGCTAGCCGCATTTTCAGCGTTACCTGATATTACCCATGGTATATTAAATGGTAAATATAACTGCCATAATATCTGTGGGTCCTTCTTAGCGAGTAAACTGTATTGGTTTACATTTATCTCGACATATTGTATTTCGTTTGTTTTCTTACAGAAAAAACGCCTAAATTCTCCTATTTGGTAGTCTTGTTGGGCTGGGATGGTTGGAGCATACGTGGGGATAAATGTTTTTTGGTTAATATCTGTATTCTTAAGAATATCGTATTCTGTATTAAATATATTTACATTCTCAACCGTCACGTTCCCCGCGAATGGAGTAGGTGCAGATAATGGAGATGTTGACAGAGTTAGTGGTTGGTTTGGTAAATCGTTTTGGTTCCGACCAGTAAAATATTCTCCAGTTGATGTCTTGAAGTAATACCCAGTATAGTTTTCTTTAGTTGATAATATTACGAATTCACCACCATTGGTGTGAAGGTTTGGTTTTATTTGAGATAGTGGGTAGTATGACATGTTGGTTATAATTATACGTTTTGATATTCCCAATGCCACGATTCTGACCTTATATTTTTAAACCCATATTTAGCTCCATTCCCGGCTGCTAACCAGTCATATAACTTGTCTCCTGGTTTAATTCTTCTTAACCCAGCAGCAAAATCAACTGCTAAACCAAAACCATGATTAGATGTACCAGGAGTTGCGGCGTCATCTCCATATTGTGCTTTAACTCTTACTTGATCTTCATATGTTCTGTAACCTGCATTTATTTTTATTGGTATGCCTGCTTGTTCTGCTGCTTGGATTAATTGGTCTAAAGCTAATGAGGCTTTAGTATATAATCTTATCTGTCCAGTATCACTAGTTATGGCACCTTTATATTTAGCTTGGTTATTAATGGGTCTTAATGCTCCTTCCATCTGGCCATTTTTGTATGTTTTACCTTCTATAACTCTAGTTGCTCCACCTCGTCCCGTACTGAAGTTATTTCCTCTAACTGATGTTGAAGCACCTTGTGCTCGTGATGATGGCTTTCCAGTACTAGGTTCTCCTACATTAAACGCATCTGTTTCACCAAACGGATTTTTAGGTATAGCCAATGATTCAAGTGTTGTAATCCATTGGTTATCTCTTATTTCATGTGTTACCCCCTTAATAAGAAACTCCAATGATTTAGGGTAATTTGACGGTAAAAATTCTGTGTCGGCTGTATATTTCTGGTATACCTTCATACCAGACAATCCATCTATAACTAGAGTAAGATCAAATGGTAGGAAACCTATGTTTGGTGATGAAGCGTTGGGGTTTATATTTTTCCTATAATTTAATGTTCTTTCTGCTTGATCGTATTCGGCAAACGAAGATATTGAATTAGAGAATGCGGATATGTCTTTCTGATTCCATGTGTTAGTAACCATATCTTGTATGAACTTGTTAAATGTGGCTATGGTATCTTTATATTTATTTTCTACTGTAGGCACTGGTGAAGAAGGATTAGCAGGTGGATTGGACTGTCCCGTACCTAAATTTATTAAACCTATACCATTTAATGGTTGTTGCTGTGGTTGAAGAAGAAAAGGAACTACAGGTGGATTAGAGTAACCACCGTCGTTTGGATTAATTGGTTCAATGAATTCATTCTTGACTCTATCCTTTAACCCACGGTTTATTGTAGATAACGCTGTAGAATCTTGTCCTGTTACATAACCATTTGCTTGAGCACCTATGGTGATCATTGATGCCAGGTTTGGGGAAATAGTTGTTGTTAAACTTAAATCTCTCACTATACCCGCTAGTGCTTTATTTGCTCCTACTTCAGGAAAATATCCGAACATTTTAAAGTCAGCTTCTTTGTTTGGATTTGATATAGAACCAGATGGATATGTCTTTAAGAGTAATGCTTCTCTATCAGGTAATGGTGTATTATCTATGAACACTATGTTATTAGTATTTTCATCTACTGTTGGGGATATACTGTTGTAGTTTCCAGTTGCACTACAAAATCCATTTGCTAACGATTTTAGTAAGTCTATGAGTGTTACTATACCGTTGTTGTCTTTAGAAACCTGCAGATGGTTTAATATATAAGTCATGTCAAAGTAAACATTCATTAATTTACCGTAAAATGATTTATATGTGGTTCCTGAACCCTCTAAAATAAATTTATTTAATTCTGGAAATAATGTTGTTTTGACATTAGGATCTGTAGTGTTATATGTTCTTTGAAATATACATATAGATGGGTCTGCAC